AAGATTACAAAGGGTGGTCTTCCTAACAAGACTCTCAACATTGCTCTTGCAGGTACTGGTGTGGGTAAGTCTTTGTTTATGTGCCATTGTGCTAGCTCTAGTTTACTCCAAGGTAAGAACGTTCTCTATATTACTTTGGAGATGGCTGAAGAGAAGATTGCAGAAAGGATAGATGCTAACTTACTTAATGTACCTATCCAACAACTCCAAGATCCACTCTTTAGTAAGGCACAATTTAGGACTAAGATAGACAAGCTAAATAAAAAGACACAAGGCAGACTTATCATTAAGGAATACCCAACTGCATCTGCTCATGTCGGTCACTTTAAGTCACTGATCAATGAGTTAGCAATGAAGAAAGGGTTTAGTCCTGATATTATATTCATAGATTACCTTAATATATGTTCGTCATCTCGTTATAAAAATACAATTGTTAATTCTTACACGTTCGTTAAAGCAATTGCTGAGGAACTTAGGGGTCTTGCGGTGGAAGCGAATGTCCCAATCGTCTCAGCTACTCAGACTACTCGTTCTGGATATGGTAGTTCTGACGTGGATCTTACTGACACCAGTGAATCCTTTGGTCTCCCTGCTACTGCTGACCTCATGTTTGCTCTTATTAGTACAGAGGAGCTCGAGGGAGTAAATCAAATAATGGTTAAACAATTAAAGAACCGTTATAATGATCCAACAGTTCACAAAAGATTTGTCATAGGTATTGACAGATCAAAGATGAAGCTGTATGATTGTGAACAGCAGCAACTTACCGACTCAGGTAGTGAAGAAGAGGTCTTAGAGATTGCCAAGACCGCAACCAAATTCGATTCATTTAAAATATGAGCAAGAAGAACTCCCATGGTCATGGACATGACCACGACCACGAAAATGAAGTACCTGGTCCTGTACCCTTTGACCCTGCATCAACTGACAACGCACAGAAAGTAGCAGAGGAAATGAATAACTCTGCACAAGATGCCAAAGATGATATGGCAGAAGGTGCTAAGAAGATTGCAGATGAAACACCTAAAACTCCAGAAGATTTTATCAAACAGAAAGGGTTTACTGCATGGCAAGCAGCAGAGAAAATTAGAAGCGATGAAAAGAAGAAGAAGGACAAGACTAAGTTTCAGATAGACTTAGACAAGTACATGGACTTCCAAGACAAGACTTGTTCTGATGCTAGTAAAGATAAGATACAATACATTGATAGGTTGAGACAACTATCTGAACAGGGATGTGACATTGCTCGTTTAGATACTGCATCTCAAGGACTAACTGCTGAAGCAGGTGAGTTCTGTGAGATCGTTAAGAAGTTAAAGTACCAAGGGAAACCTTGGAACGATGCTAACAAAGAGCATCTTATCAAAGAGTTAGGTGACGTACTATGGTATGCTGCGTGTGCAGCAAGGGCACTTGACATCCGTTTGGATGAAGTGTTCTATACTAACTCACTTAAACTTGCTGCTAGATATCCTGGTGGTGAATTCTCAATAGAAGAATCAGAAAATCGTAAGGAGGGAGACATTTGATTTATGTGATGGGTGCACTCGCTACCATCGTACTAATCTTTGTAATATATACAATGTATAAGTACTGGGTATGAGGGAGTCGTGGAAGATCTGGAAGTATGCTTTAGGTTCCTTCCAAGATGAAACCACAAAGAAGTATGATGATATTATCTGCGTCATCAGAACTTTTATCTTTGTACAGTTAGTAGTAACTAACTGCTTTATTATCGCAGGTAACATTCGACATTGGAACGACAATCATGGCACTGAGTCAACAAGTAGAAGAATCATTAAGAGAGGCACAGGAAGACCTTCGGAATGCACTATCCTTTTCTTCGAGGACGGAACCCCCGTATGTGAATAAGCATATAGCAAACATTCTTGCAGAGATCGAGAACCTAGTACAGGTTACCGAACTTGTAGAAAATATAGATGAGGTAAGGCATGGACTTAAAGATAACCAATGAAGAGTTTGATACTATTATAATGAACCTTTGGATGCACCGTAAGAGTGATAGAAAAACCAAAGAGTTATATAATAGACTGAAAACTGAGCAGAAGGATCCTGAGTCAGCATACGCACCATCATATTATCAATAAATAGAGGGGTAATACCCTCTTTTTTAATGGCACTCCTATCAAGACCCACTACAGATGGTCAGAGTTCTTTTAATAAGTATATTGCTAACAATAGTAGTTGGCAAGATTTAGAATTAGTTATTGAGAATAACTTAGAAGCAACTTTCTATACCTTAAATAAGCAGAGTTCTCATGGTGTATTATCAGCAGGAGACTCACTTACTTTAGCATCTAATAGGCAAGAAACTATTGGTAGATTGGCGGTGGCCAAAGTTACTAACCGTGGTAGGACAGGGTATGTTGCTCTCAATAGAATTCGTAAACCAACCAGAACAAATGTACTTGCTGCTGAGACTGCTGCTATGCAACAACTGAATCAAAGAATTGCAGAAATAGTCAGAGAGATAGGTCCTATTACAATCAACACACCCACTGGTTCTATACAGGACTGTGTAGGTGTAGTCAATGTGACTGATAAAGTTAACGGTAGAGAAGCTAAAGCAGACTTTGCTATTGTAAACTCTAAAGGTGATAAGGTACTCTACATATCACACAAGAAGGCAGGTGGTGCTAAAGCATACCAACAGTATGGTGGTTTGAGTTCTAAAGCAGGTTCACTGGCAGACCCAAGATTAATTTTAGATGATGATGAGGTGCAAGGTTTCTTAGGAGAAGTTGCAGAACGTATTGTAGATGACCGATTAACAAATCCAGTGTATAAATTAGTATCAGGTGGTACTCTAATGATGAGATCAATCTATGGTCCTAACTATGGTAGTGCTTTTGGTATTGATAATGTACATGTCATTGGGCAAGCTAATGCTGTGTTGACCAGACAAACGGAATCAACATACTCATTTAGTTTCAGTGAGCATACCAGATGGAATGGTAATGCTATACACTCAAACGATCTAGATGAATACCGACCAGTTCTAGGTGCCACATACAGAGCAGGAAGGGGTTTTGAGTATGACAGTACACGCTATAGTGGTGCTCGTGTGGCAATTTATCCACTGGACTTTATCCAGAACAGATCCAACGTAGAGGTGCTAGAATAAGGACATGAGTAAGAACACACACTTAGAACATCTGGAAGATGAACTCATTAATAATGGGTATGCAGGTGGTCTAAATGCAATAAAATTTTTAGAGTCCCTTCGTGACATGCTAGGGACACAGGTTACAGGTACTAGGATCACAACTAAATGGGACGGTGCACCTGCTATTGTATGTGGTACTGATCCAGAGACAGGACTATTCTTTGTAGGAACTAAGTCAGTATTTAATAAGGTACCTAAAGCAGCGTTCTCTGATGCAGATGTAGATCATCATTATCCTGGTCCTATAAATGGTATCCTAAAGAAATGTTTATCAGAACTTAAGAAATTACCTATCTCAGGTATTCTACAAGGTGATCTATTGTACACAAGTACTCCTGGTCTAGCGAAGATGGGTGGTGTAAGTGGATATAAGTTTAGACCTAATACTATTACATACTTTGCACAAGAAGGTAGTGAACTAGGTAATAAGGTTGCTGCATCAAAGTTGGGTATAGTATTTCATACAACATATAGTGGAGCATCATTACCAGAAGCAACTGCATCCTTTGGTGCAAATGTAGCAGGACTACAAGGTGTACCTGACGTAGCAGTATTATCTTCAGACTTCCAGACTACAGGTAAGGAGGTTACTCTAACTGCTATGGAGAAAGCAGCAGTTAATAAGAATATAAATTCTGCTAAGACTAGCATGACTAAGGGTAGAAACTTTCTTGACCTCTTAGGTGGTAAGAAACCATTCGAATACACTGCAATGTTTAAGATGTACTTTAACCAAGTAGTTCGTAGTGGTAACGTTCCATCATCCTCTGCTGTTATGCTTAGGGGGTTTGTTGCCTTTGTGTCAGGACGCTTTGACATGGAAATAGCGAAGAAAAAGACCGAGAAAGCAAAGAAACAATGGCAAGAAAAGAAACGACAAACTATTTCATACCTAAATAGTAACAAAACTGCCATACATAGTGCTATGAATGCCTTTACTGCATTGATGACTGCTAAAAACATCATCATCGGCAGACTACAAAAGGTTAAAGGCATTGGTACGTTCATAGAGGATGAAGATGGGTACCGAGTAACAAGTCCTGAGGGATTCGTTGCTATTAAAAACGGTACTGCTATGAAACTGGTCGATAGATTAGAGTTCAGTCGTGCTAACTTCACCGTTGCAAAAAATTGGGGATAAATGTTAACATTTCACGTCTTTATAACTGAAGCATACGATGCTACCAAGAAAACCAATCCGAAAGCCAAACCTGCAGGTAATGGTAAAGCGGAAAGGCAGGCTGCAGACAAACACGTTGCTATAACCTTCGGTAGATTTAATCCACCACACGCAGGTCATGGTAAGATGCTTGATGCTGTGCAGAAAGCAGGTGGTGACTCTGGTAACTACAGGATCTATCCTAGTAGGACACAGGATCATAAGAAGAACCCTCTAAGTGCTGATCAAAAGGTTGATCACATGCGTAAGATGTTTAAGGGTCACAAGGATAAGATCCAAAATTCTGAACAGCATAGAAATATATTTGATATCCTTCGTGACCTCAATGATGAGGGGCATGAGCATGTCACTATGGTAGTAGGTGATGACCGTGTAAAAGAATTTCAGAAGTTAACTGACAAGTATAACGGTAAGCACTATAACTTTAAGAGTATTAATATAAAGTCTGGAGGAGCAAGAAACAAAGACTCCGAAGACCCTGTAGAAAGACTTTCAGCATCAGATCAGAGGAAACATGCGTCAGGTGATGACCATGATAATTTCCATCTAGGTATGCCTAAAGGTTTTAGTAAGGCACACTCTCTAAAACTGATGGCAGATGTTAAAGCAGGTATGACACCACCTGAGAAACTCAAGAAGGCAAAAGCCAAGCAAGAGAAAGCAAAAACAGAGTCATGGTTGTTTGCACCTAAACTTAACCAAGAAGAATTGAGAGAACACTACATCGAAGAAGAGATCTTTGAGGTAGGTACATTAGTAGAGTATGATGACACTGGTATTCGTGGTACTATTGTTCATCGTGGTAGTAACTATGTCATCCTTAAGGATGAGCATGGTGATGAATTCCGCACATGGTTGCATCATGTAACAGAAGTTACAGATGCTAGTAAGAACAGGAAAGATCAATCAAACTTCTCTGCTGATGATGGATCAGGAAATGATTGGAAAGTTGGTACAGATAAATATCGTCAAGCAGTACAGGATATGACTCCTGGACAAGCAACAACTAAGTTCGGAGTTAAGTTTTCCGATTTTAGAAAGGTTGCAACACCTAAATAATAGTTACGGACTACAATAAAACAATGGCAACTGACATTAAAGTATCTGCTGAACTCATGGGGTATACCCTTGATGAACAGATGACAATCCTAAAGCACGTTGATAGAGAGTCACAAGCTCCCTCAAAACGTATGCAGGAAACAGTTGATAAGATCATCAAGATTATAGATGAGGCACCTCTCCAAGATACCTTCGAAGGGTATGGTGGATTTCCTATCGAGAAAGAATTGATCGATAAGAACAAGCGTATCTCACCTGATGATCGTAACATCGGTAGAGTTATCTCACCTGGTGGACAATCAATGGTTATCACTGGTCGTAAATCTGATGGTCGTTACATTGTAGTAGGTAAGAAAGGAGAGAAGACTGCTAAGTATGCAGAAGACATAGGTGTACAAGGTCCTAAGGAGTCTGTTGATATAGATGACTTACATAGATCTATGTTAGAAGCTATGACAGTTACTAACGCTGATAAGAAAGGTAACACTAAAGCATACCAGAATTATAAGGCAGGTATGAAAAACAAGAAGGGAGAACCTGTTTATAAGGCTGCCGATCATATGAAAGAAGACACTATTACAGAAATCTCTGCTGACCTCGCACTAAAAGCATCCAAGAAGGCTGAAGTGGAAAGAGGTAAGGCAGCAGTAGCAGGTGATAAAGAGAAGGCTAAGAAGAAATTAGCACAGTCTGCTCGTTTATACTCTGCTCAGAAAAAGAAAAGGCTTGGTGAAGAGACTATCGATGATCTTATCGAAAGATACATCGACCTAGATGATGCATACATAGATGAGATTAGTTTCGAAGAACTCGAAACATTATTTGTAGAAGCATTAGAAGAGTTGGATGAAGGTTCACTTAACGAAGCACTCGAAGCTATAGATGGCATAGAGTTGTTAACAGAAGCACCATCAAAGCATTCAGCATTCCCTAATGTTGCAGTACAAGCACCAAAGAAAGAAAAACCAAGAGATGCAGGTGCCATTGCTCGTAAGACATTACAAGACAAGCAACCTAGCAAAGACAACTCTGGTCCTTCTCGTGCAGAGAAAGTGAAGTCAGCACTTAAGAGTGCAGGTTCAGCTGTTAAGAAGGGGTTAAAGAAAGTACCATATCAAGCAGGTAAAGCTGCAGGTACAGCAGTTAACGTTGCTAGTAAGGTGGGTAGTGCTGCTAAGAAAGCTGGATCAGACTTTAAGTCTGGATATAAAGATGCTCGTGCATCTGCTACTAAGAAGAAGTCCAGTGTTTCTACATCATCTAGTTCTAGTACAGACGGAAAATCTAGTGTAACTGGTAACAGTTATGTCTCAGGTTCAGGTCGTAGTGGAGGTTCTAAACCATCTAGTTCTAGTAGTTCATCATCTGGTTCCTCAGGTGGTGGTTTAAAAGCTGGTATCAAGAAAGTCGTTGGCAAGATTGCCCGTAGTGTTTCTCGTGGTTCCCGTAATGTTGCAAGACGTATGGGAGAGAGTTATGATTGGCGTAAAGAAATGGGGGTTCAGTAATGACATCCAAAGCTCAACAAACACTATTAAATAAGAATGATCGTCGTGACAAGGACAGTCAACATCCTGCTATGAAGGGCGGGACCAAAGTCAAAAAAGGTATCACTATTAATCCTAAGAAGGAGGATCTTATGCAAGAAAAATTAGATCCCGTCGGTAAAGAAGATTCTGACATCAACAACGACGGTAAACACAATCAAAAAGATGACAAGTATCTTAAGTATAGAAGAAAGGTACGCTCTTCAGTCATCAAGAGAAGAGATAAGTTACAGAAAGAAGCACTCGCACTAGCAAAGTCTCGTGTCCCTGATGGATATGATGCTAGAGTTGATATCGAAAGCATCGAACCAATCGAAGAGGTTGCAGTAACAGGTGCTGCTCTACCTGCATCTGTAGGTGCTACTGCTCACAGTAAGACTAGCAAAGCAAAGGAGAATCTTAAGAACAAGATGCTCCAAGCAACTGCTGAGTATGATAAGAAAAAGAAAGAGGCAAGAAGATGACATCGCTCCTAGAGTGGGATAACGATGCTGCTGCCGATAGGCTTAAATCCTACGCAATAGAAAAAGAAAAGGCAAAAGAAACCAAGTATAAATCCAAGTACGGTAAGAAAAGGTACAAGGAATTTATGGCTAAGGATGCTGATGCCAAAGAGAAACAGAAGAATGCTATCAGGAACCCCAAAGGTGTAAGAGCATTACACAAAGGCAAGTGGGGTTACATGAAGAACCGTAAATTTACAGCAGATAAGTAAGTAATGACATACAAGGCACCAGACAAAGTACCATACGATGAATGGTTTGACCGAAACTATAAGTACATACCAGGAAAGACTAAGCATCCATATGATTCTTGGCCAGTAGCAACGTTACATGAGAAGATGTATCAGTTAAGCATTGCCTCAAGAGATAAAATGATGGGGTCAGAAGCCTATATAGATTAGTTAACTAAGTTATTATCATGTTAGGTTTTTTACTTCCAATCGCATCAAAAATCATATCAGATGCAGTAGATAAGATCCCCGATGACGCAGAGCTCGGAGAAAAATTAATAGATATCTGCCTTAAGATCATTGGCAAAGCAGTCAAACTTACTAAGACTGATGCTGATGACAAGTTGTTTGCTCAAGTAGAGAAGGCAATCAAGGCTCGATAAATTATAAATAAATAATAGGATACCAACAACTTTAAGAGGAATTACAATGTCTGTCGTAGGAAAAATAGACGCAGCTGCATTCTCTAACACAATTGGAGTCACTAATGGTGA